CAAAATAAACATTTATTGAACGAGATCCGGGAGTGGGGCGGAGCAAAATACTATTTACAAGAATTGACAGCATTGATTGACACGGCAAATTCTACGGATGGATTTGCCGAAACCACCGACGGTATACACGAGCGGATAGGACCGGGTCTGCTGACGCTGAGTGAATACTCTAACAAAGAACAGTTAATAAAAAATTGGAAATATAAATCGGCATTGCAAAGCAGTGAAGGTCAGCATCTAAACGGTGAAAAAAACTTTCAATTGTTAAATTGGGAAACCAGTTTTGCGGTGTATTTTTGGATGTGTATTTATCATTGACACTATTGACACCTGCACCTCAATTGTTTCGCCATGAATCCCACAAAGACCGTCCAAATACAAATAATATTTATTATATTCAGTAGGTGTAAGATATACGTATCCAATTCATTCATTCTGCCCGCAATGATAAACTTACTTTTGTATACATGTTTACAAAAGTAATACAGGAGAAATATAGTTATAAACCCGGTAACACATTCAAATATGGGTTTGATTGCTCGTTTCACGCAACAGATTGCAGCAGGCATTTTAGAGTTTAATACGTATACATAAAAGAACAAGAGAGAAATCAATTTTATTGTTTATTATATAATCCCTGTTTGAAATGCAACCTGTTCTAGTATATCCATTATTTTTTCTTGATTTGCTAAAATTAATTTATTATCAAGTAACAATTGGTTTACATCGGCCGTTACATTAGTTAGCTCTGCTTTTATATATGCTTTTACATATGCTTTTATATCCGCGTTAATATCTGTGTTAATATCTGTGTTTATATCTGTGTTTATATCTGTGTTTATATCTGTGTTTATATCCGCTTTTGATAATTCAACACTATCTCTCTCTTTTTTCTTTAATTTATCCATAAAATTAAAAGGTATGACTGATTTATTACTATTTGTCCCTTTATCATTCGTTCCTTTATCATTCGTTCCTTTATCATTCGTTCCTTTATCTTCCGCAAAGCTGACTTTTTTAAGATTAATAAAACTACTCTCGTCAATATTGGTAGGTTCACCAATCTTAATATGATTGGTTGAATTTGTAAGAGGTTTTGCTTTTGCAGTATTGGCAATTACTTTTTTTCCATTATTAATCCATTCATTTGCTTCTACCGGATTTTGTTTTTCTAATACCTGACTTAACTGCTGTTCTCTCCATGCAATCGTTTGAGAGAGTTTCATATCCATTTCCGAACCAATCGGTTCATCATCTATTTTGTCTGAGAAGTCAATCGTTTGCGGTTTAACCGGCTGAATTAATCGGTTGAATTCTTCTTGTTTTGTTTGGAGACCTTTTTGAAATTGCACTTGTTTTTTATTCAATACTTCAGCAGCAGGTACGTGTTGAGGGGCAGTCTCTTTATATTTTTTAACGTCTTCCATCATTTGGAGTATAGTTTTTTTATTTAATTCCAAAATGGTATCATTGCCTGTGATTGTGCCTTTAAGTCTTTGTATTTTTTCTTCAAAATCAGCCTTGATATTATTGACATATTTATTTGATATATTATTAAATACATTGTGTTCTACCATAATTCCCCATAAGAGCCGTTTATTATCCTGAGATATAAATTTATCGGGTAAACTCATGTCATTATCCATTGTTGTGGTATAACTCATTCCATATAATCATAACTTATGTTTATATAAGTTTACAATTAAGTATAAGTTTACAAGTATAAGTTTACAAGTATAAGCTAACTAAAATATTTCAATCGCATTTTCTTCATATTTTCATCCGGTACACGGTGTTTCATAAAATACTGATAATCATGTGTATCTTTCACCATATTAATTATAAAATAGAGCGAATACATTCCACATTCGGTATTTTCATATTGATGTTCCATTGGGGCATTTTGCTGGAAAGTCAAGGTAATGCCCAAGGTTTTGGCTTGTTGAATAATCCGGACACATAAAGCAGCAATCTCCTTTGGCACTGGATCCCCGTTGCTGTCAAAAAAGAAAATAAACTGCTTCTTAATATTAATGAAGAGAGAAATCCAATGCGAACCGCTTAAATAGTGTGGATCCGTATTGAATATGATGCCAATTTTATTTTTGCCTTTGGTAATATGTTTCTTTAAATCAAAATGACAGAGTTCCTCCCACACACATTTCCCGTATAATTTATTGGTGTCAAAATCAATCGGCGACGGTCCGATAAAGTCAAAACATTTATACGTGCGTTCATACTGTTTCATGACGTTTTCAATGTCCACACTAGACAACCACTCCGTCGGGTTTTTCTTCCAACTCTTGGGAGACTTTGGCGAAAAGGTATAAGACGCCAATTCTTTATCCACGGCATTTTCAATAAACTGTTGATTTAACCAGCAGGTTTCAATGTCACAGACGTCCTGCATGTTTACCTTTAATTGTTTCCAAATATCGTGGGGCGTTTCTACTTGGATTTTGTGGTCCGGGTGCCGAGCATTCCATAAATTCCGCATTTTAAGCAGCGCACTATCACTATAACAGGTGTAATCCTTCTTTTCGTTGGTGGGCGCACAGTTGGCTTTTTTAAACGCGCGTCTGGTCTGCTTATTTTTTTTTAATTTATTATTTTTATTAGTTTTATTAGTTTTATTATTTTTCTTATTACGTTTTCTGGCGGTTGACATTACTATTACACTAGATATTATTACGTTAGATAATATTATCATTTAAGATTGTTTTGCGTTTTATAACCAGTTTTTCGCTTTGTTCTGCGCCTTTTACATTTTTCTTTACCTTTTCTTTCACCCCTTTCTTTTTTAAACTCGGTTCTTTTAAATCTACGTCTATTATCAAGGGAATAATTCTAGTCTCTTTGGTTTCATTTGGTTGTTTAATTACAAAATTATCTAAAGTAGATACGCCAGCGTATTTGCGCATCAACGTATTGTCTATGGGAATTTCGTTATGGTTATGGGTGATACCGTCGGTTGTATCCTCTGTTTTTTTTCTCTCTTCGTGTGTCAACTCGTCAGTTGTGTCATCCGCATTCACATATTGTTGCTGGATAATATCAGAGGTATCTACCATTTTAAAATACTTGATCAACCCATTGACATAGGTTTCGTAGATTGTTTTAATATAACTATTATCCGGTATCTCGCCTTTCAACATATCTTTAGTTAAAGCGGTTATACGCTTCCGATAAAACTTAATATCGGATTTACTGTTGTGCACTGTATGTTGGGTTTGCTGTTTTAAAACTTGTTGATAGAGTGGATTGGTTAAATAGGTTAAAGAGGCAATTTTGGTGTCGAAGGGTTCCATCTGTTGTCTTTTAGAAAACACTTTTAGAAAAAGTGAGGTAACTATAACGCAACCTCAACCTTTTAGAAACCACCTTTTAGGAAAAGGTGGGGCCAAAATACACCCTAATCGCGTTTCAGTTCACGCCTTACTTTGCGCCCTAATCGCGTTTCAGTTCACGCCTAAATTTGCACCTTATTTCACACATAAAATTATACGCGTTTAGTGTCGGGTTTTGGTCCATTCTGCTTCGCTTGAACCTTTTCTCAAAAGGTTATTAAAAGGTTGTGTTTTTATATATTTAGTATATATATATATATAATGACAATTGTCGGTGATATCTATTATATTGGTGAACGTTCACCCGTGACTTGGGCCGATGCTTTCCCGGATACGGTACCCATCGCCTTAAATTTAGATGGGACAACTGTTGGAACTGCCTATGGGATTAATAGTTTAGGTAGAATTGTCGGTGAGATCCGTTATAGTGGTGGATTTACACCCGTGACTTGGGCCAATGCTGACCCGGATACGGTACCCACCACCTTAATTTCAAATGGTTCAGTTGGAGCAGCCTATGGGATTAATAATTTAGGGAGAATTGTCGGTTTTATGTTTATTGCAGGTGTCCAAACACCCGTGACGTGGGCCGATGCTAACCCGTTAACTCCACCCACCGCCTTAAATATTAATTTAAATGGGGCAACTGAGGGATATGCCTATGGGATTAATAGTTTAGGGAGAATTGTCGGTTCTATTGCTGATAGTAATGGTGTCCGGATACCCGTCACTTGGGCCGATGCTAACCCGTTAACTCCGCCCACCGCCTTAAATATTAATTTAAATGGGGCAATTAGTGGATTTGCCATTGGGATTAATAGTTTAGGGACAATTGTTGGTTATATTCGTGATAGTGCTGGTGTCCGGACACCCGTGACTTGGGCCGATGCTGACCCGTTAACTCCACCCACCGCCTTAAATATTAATTTAAATGGGGCAATTGAGGGATTTGCCAGTGGGATTAATAGTTTAGGGAGAATTGTCGGTTATATTGTTAATAGTGCAGGTCTAGAGACACCCGTGACTTGGGCCGATGCTAACCCGTTAACTCCGCCCACCGCCTTAAATTTAAATGGGGCAATTGGGGG